CATCTAAACTAGAGAACTTGGTGCGTTTTCCTGACAGAATGTACTCTGCCAGTTGTGTGTCCCAAATCTTGTGTTCTTGTAGCTTAGCTTTGAGTGCTTTGCTTTTAAACAGGTACATCAAATCAAAAGAAAAGTTGTGTCCACAAAGGACAGTTGTAGACAGCAACCCATCTACGTAACCTCTAAAAACATTCCAATCATATGTAGTTACTGGTTCTGTTATGTACATACCATAGGCTACAACTTTGTTGTCAGGGTGCATAGGATGAGCTAGTCCTATATCTTCGTTGCCGTTGAGTGTTGTCTCAACGTCAATAGCTGCAAAAATGGGCATGGTCATGGTTTTCCATACGCCTTTCCATAAAGAATTGATTGAAACACAGTGATTCTGTGTTGCTTGTCTAATACGTTTAGGGACTTGCACACATGAGTTGCAAGCATAAACTTATCGTAAAATTCCTTTTCATTTGTGATAATTAGATTGATTTCTCCTTGTCTTAAAGAATGAAATGCAGCTCCTGTATAAGAGCCTGTATCTTTAAAACCTGCTTTGTTACATCTTCTTACAAAAATACCTAAGTTATCTGTAAGAATTAAAACGTCTTCATCTGTATCTGTGGGAGCTGGTACACAAGTTACTCTGCTGCCTACATACTCCATCTGAAGAACATTCTCTTCAAATAATGTAAACAATTCCATTTGCACTAATGCTTCATCAATTGCTGCTTTGTATGTAGGACTTGTCATTACTCAAACCTTGCTCTGATTGGATCAATAGTTACAAGAAATTGTCCGTGACGTTCTGATTCCATGTGCTTAGGACCCCCACCTGGGAGTTTGTTCTTAGGAACATTGATTGTTCGGATCATTTCTTCTTCTGGACTCTTAGGTTCTTTGTACTTGCCAATGGTGAGTACTACGTCAGCTTCACCTGGTTTGTCAGTCTTAGAGCCACGCAAAGCATCTAAGCCAATAAACGGAGGGTCTTTCATGTCTACTGCTGTAGCAGACAACTGTGATGCAGCAATAACTGGACCATAGTTTCTAGCAAGTTCCCTAGCCCATTTGTATATCTTGCCAAGCTTGATGTCTTCTCTGTCGTCAGACTTATTAAAGCCATCTACCTTGTCAAGCTGGTCAAACACAATCAAGCCGGGGTTAACCTCACGAAACAATGTCTCAAGATCACGAACATGGTTCATGTCCTTAGTAACACGTATTTTGTCTTTGTTACCCCCCATCAAAGCTGTGTAGTCAACCATAGCTGTCTTAGAGTCAGCAATGATTGTTTTAGATTCTTTACCAAGTGCAGCTTGAACAATCCTGAAGAACACAACAGAGGATTCTTCTTCGTTGTTGACCCATACAACAGGTCTGTCTTTAGGTAGTTGTTGTGCTAGATAACTAATCTCACTAGCCAAGAACGTTGTCTTACCTACCTCAACTCGTGCAGCAACAATAACAAAATTGCCAGTACGCAAAGGACCCAAAGAACGATTAAGAACATCAAGTCTCCACTCATAGCCGCTACTACTGATACGATCTGCAATGACAGACAGATCAGCAGAAACAAACAACTCATCTTTTTCAATGTATCTCTCCACATCTTTAAGCGCATTAGTGGCTAGGATGTGAACGTGTTCAAGATCGCTAGAGCCTTCTTTAACCTTCTCACATTCCTCCATAATTTGAGCAAGATAGTCCAACTCTATAAGAGTCTTGATTACCTCCTCATGTGCATGGTGTGGAACAAATGTTCTTGCTTTTGTTATGGTCATGCGAAGCTTAACGATTGAGTCGTCAGTCAGTCGCTTACTTTGGTCTGCTATTAGAAACGCAGAGAAAGATTCCCAGTTGAATTCAGTCAGACCAGGGAATGTCTTGTAGTATTTGTCCATGCCATCTAGGATGACATTGGTTTCTTTGACCACTACATGCGGTTTAATGTACCGCCTGTATTTGTTTAGGTTCTCTTTGCTTTGAGAGCAAAGATAGAGAACGTCATAGTCCATCTATGTCCTTTAAATGAGTGTGTCGTACAGCTCTGCTGGTGTACATTGTTTGGGTTCTTTATCTATGCCAAGCACGATAATTTTTGTTGTTGATGGTAGGAAGTGGTTTAGTTTTTTGTATGCTTTTGTTGCTCCTTGTATACCTGCTTCATCGGGATCAAGCCAAATAAGCACGTACTCAAAGTTGAGGTCGTGTATTTGTCTTAGCGTTTTATCTGACAATGCTGTTCTTAGTAACGCTACAGAGCTATGACTTGTGTCGTGGTTAACTCTGTAAGCACTAAGGTAATCTTCAGTTATGACTAGCGTTCTGCTGAAGTAATGAAACCAAGCTGCATCTCCTTTGGCGCTGCTGCTGGTGTAGTGTGTTGTGTATTTGGGTATTGCGTTAGGTGTTAGGTTGCGTACTTGCCAGCCTATCGGCTGCTGTTCTGGGTTATGTAGGGTGAGAGCAACTTTGTATCGTTCTCCTGCTACGCCATTAAATATGTTTTTTGTTGGATCGCAGTAATGACTATGCAGCCACAGCTTACCTTCAACAGCAAGAGAAGCTATAACAGGCTTAGTGCTACTAGTAACAGATGCTACTGGTTTGTTGATCCAGGTAGACAATCGACTATCGTCATCTGAAGCAAACCCTGATTGGTTGCAGTGGTGGCAATAGGCTACCAACCCTCGGTCTGTACGTTTGATGTACAGCCTACGCTTGTTGTCTACACCTGCTTCACACTCTGTGTGGTTGATGTGTACTTGCTGTCCTACTACGGATGGGGCATTGTTGAGGATTAGTTTACGGTTGATCATATTTTTAAAGCCCAAAATAGATAGCCCTCCCTTGAAGGAAGGCTATATGGTTTTGTGGTTTTAGAATTCTTTGTTACCGTAAATTTTGGTAAACAACTCGTCAGCAACTTTACGCTGTGTGTCATTTAACTTGTTCAGGTAGACAAGACTGGATGAATACACAGTTGAAGTTGTGGATAACTTTGTAGATGTCAAACTCAATCTTGAAGCATTGGCAGCAAGTTATGTAGAAGACATCAACAGCCCTAAGCAATGGTCACAGTTTTTCTTTGGTGGTAAGAAAAGAATTAAAGTCAAAGAAGAAGTAGGTGTTTACAAGAATGGCAATGCCAAGTTTAAGCTTGTAGAAAAAACAGTGGTCATCAAACCATTCATTGCTTACATACCAGATCCAGAGAAAGTGTCTGCAAAGACAGGTCAAATCTCAGTTGACGACACAGTGCTCAATGACATGTTGAAGCATACGTTTGATGCCAAAGCAATTGCAATTATCAATGGTCTGCTCAAGTACAGAGAGCTAGCAAAACAACTATCAACGTATGTGCAAGGTTTAAGCAAACACATCATTGGTGACTTCATTCACGGCAAATTAAATCACACAGCAACAGTCACAGGCAGATTGTCTTCAACCAATCCTAATTTACAAAATATTAGTAATAACCCCATTAAACAAATTTTTAATTCAAGATACACTGCTGGTGTAATTATTGAGGTGGATTTTAATCAGTTGGAGGTTGTGGCTCTTGCTCATGTTACTAAGGACAAACAGCTCATAGCAGACATCAGCAGTGGCGTTGACATTCACAGTGCTTTGTACAAGGATATGTTTGGCAGGATGCCAACCAAAGAGGAGAGGAAACCATTTAAGTCTAGAACGTTTCAGTTAATCTACGGCGCTGGCGCTAAAGCTATTAGCAAACAAGCGGGCTGTACTTTAGATGAAGCTAAGAAGTTTGTAGATGTGTTCTATGGTCGTTACAAAGCAGTAGCTAAGTGGCACACAGAGTTTGCAGCAATGGTTGAATCTAAAGCTACAAATGATCTCAATGAAGATGGATTTAGAGAGAAGTTTAGAACCTACGTACATCAGACTGAGACTGGCAGAAAGTTTTGTTTTTCAGAGTATTACAACGAGGATAGTTGGTCTACAAGAACCTACAACTTCAGTCCAACGGAGTTTAAAAACTATCCTGTTCAAGGTTTAGCTACTGGAGATATTGTCCCAATGATGTTGGGAGTTATCTTTAAACAGCTAATAGGCAGAGATGATGTGAAGATGGTTAACACCGTTCATGACTCTCTAATGTTCGATGTCAAGTCTGATTCGTCAGACGCTTTTATTACGGAGATAACAACAATTCTTCAATGTACCCACATGTACTTTGAGGAAACATTCAAAATACCGCTGGCTCTCAAGCTCAATGCAGGAGCATCAGTTGGTAAAAATTGGTTTGATATGAAAGAACTTTGAAATGACTATGCAGACAGGTATCGTAGAAGCAGTTTCTACAAAAGACGTAAGCACCAAGTTTGGTACAAAACCAACCTACTCAATGAAAGTAGGTGGTACTTGGATTAAATGTGGTTTTAAAGACCCGGGTGTTCGAACTGGCTATGAGGTTGAGTTTGATGGTGTAAGCGGTACTTACGGAGTGGAGACTAAAAGCGTCAACATTCTTCGCAAAGCAGACGCAGCACCTACCCCGCCAGGGGCAACAACAGCACCCGCTGTAGCGGCTCCCAAAGCCGCCTACAGTGGCTACAAAGAGAAGGTATTCCCAATCCCTGCTCTACATGGTGACAGGGCTATTGTTCGTCAGAACGCCTTAGCTCGTGCCACAGACCTCTATATTGCAGCTCGTGGGGGTAAACCCTTTGAGTTGGAACTTTCTACTCTTGATCTTGTAGTTACTCTTGCTCGTAAGTTTGAAGCTTATACAGCAGGGGATATTGACATGATGGAAGCAATGGAAGAAACTACTGCTGAGCAGTTGCCGTAAACCTTTGTGAGAGCCTTAAAAAAGCTCTCACTTTTTTTTTGAGAAAAACAAATGAACATCACAATGCACAAACGTAAACCAGGTCGTCCTAAAAAAATTGAGGGTACACCACAACCCGTACCTACAAAAAAGATATACAAAGCAGTAGGTTTAGAAAAAGAAGTATACGAAAAGCTTGATGTTATTAGGAACAGGTACGCTGTTGAGTTGGGGTTTGTAATGTCCTTCTCTCAAACAATCTCTTATTTAACCAGGGACATCAAGTGAAAGCTCTGATTGATGGAGACATAGTT